CATATACGGCCGTGCATACGAGATTGTGTTCAGGGATGAGCAAGGTCAGGACAGATTTATGACTCTAAGCCCTAAAAACACATTTGTTGTTTATAACCATGACATTGATAAGAAAATCATTGCAGGCGTGAGATATTACGATGAGCTAGATGAACAAGACACAACAGTCAGCTACATTGATGTTTACACTGACACGCATATTCATCAGTTTATTATTAAAGATGGGCTGGCTCAATCAGCTGAAAGTTATGAGCATTTTTATAATGATGTGCCAATCGTTGAGTATCTGAACAACAAGTTTAAGCAAGGCGATTATGAGAACGTGCTCAGCTTGATTGACTTGTATGACTCAGCACAATCAGACACAGCAAATTATATGAGCGACACTAATGACGCAATGCTTGCACTAATAGGCAATGCAGACTTAGACGGCACAGACGCTCAGGCGTTCAAAGACGCTAACATGGTTCACATAAGACCTGAAATCAATGCAAATGGTGGCGAGGGCAAAGCTGACGCTAAATACATTTATAAACAATACGATGTACAAGGCTCAGAGGCCTACAAAACAAGGTTGCAAGATGACATACACAAGTTCACGAATACGCCTGACATGAATGATGAGAAGTTCTCAGGTATGCAATCAGGCGAGTCAATGAAATATAAACTGTTCGGCTTAGAGCAATCAAGAGCAACGAAAGAGAGACTATTCAAAAAAGGATTAGTTAAACGCTATAAGTTGCTACTCAATAACAAAAATATTGAGGGTACTAAGACGCATAACTATGAAAATATCGAGATAGCATTTACGCCTAACTTGCCTAAGTCATTAAAAGACAATGTGGAAATGGTCAACATGTTAGCTGGTACAGTATCAGAGAAAACGCGTCTCGGCCTCTTAGACTTTATAGACGACCCTAGCGCAGAGCTAGAGAAGATACAAGAAGAAGAGGACGAACAGCTTTCAAGAGCTGACCAACGTGAATATTCATTCGACCAACATGACGAAACAATGGAAGAGTGATAAACCATGACTACCAATCAGGAATATTGGCGTGAACGTGCTAAAGAGGCTATGAAAAAAGAGGCTCAGGACGACCGAGAAGCGATAAAGCGTATCAACCAAGTTGTTGATGAAATGGTCGACGACATCGAGCGTGAAGTTCTAGCCTTTTACGCCAAGTATGCAACAGCTGAGGGCTTAACATTAGAAGAGGCTAAAAAGAAAATTGACCGTACTGATATTAGAAAGTTAGAAAACAAAGCTAAACAGTACGTAGACAATAAAGATTTTAGCGACAAAGCAAACAGCGAACTCAAGCAGTATAATACTAAGATGTATGTTAGCCGAGAGAAAATGCTACAAATGCAATTAGGTTTGATAATGACATACGCTACAGCACAGCTTGAAAGTCAGATGTATAACTACCTAGAGAGCGCATACTATAGAGAAGTACAACGACAAGCTGGCTTGGTAGGAGCAACAGCCAACGTGACATTAGAGCATGTTAAGGCTGTTATTTTCTCAGAGCTTGACGATGTTGTTTGGTCTACTCGCATATGGCGTAATATGGAACAGACTCGCAAACAGGTAGATAAAGCAATCAGACATACAATGCTGAGGGGTCGACACCCTAAAGAGTTTGTACCTGAGTTGAGAAAGCAATCAGGAGCAACAGCCTATCAGGCTAAACGATTGTTACTGACAGAAACGGCAAGAGTTCAGACGCAAGCTCAGAAACAGCAATACGAGGCTACAATGGGCGATGACGCAGAATATGAATTTCTTGCTTTTCTTGATGACCGTACGACGAAAATATGTAGAAGTCATAACGAAAAGATATACAAAGTTAAAGACATGAAACCTGGAATTAACGCCCCACCTATGCACCCACATTGTAGAAGTTTTACAGTGCCACATGTTGGCAACTGGCGAGATAAGTTTTTCAAAGAACGTGAGGGCAAATACCAAATAGACGGTTTTGAAATCGAGGCTAGTGATAATGGATAAAAAAGAGAAATACTTAGGCTCTATAGCTGAGAGCTTATACGGTATACACAAAGAGCTCATCAAACTCAATCAGACACACCCAGTCAATAGAGCTGAGAATAAATCAAAAGAATCTGAAAAGGTCTTAACAGAACTAGACCTGAAAGACTTTATATAAGCTACTTCCCTGCAATTGGGAGGTGGCTTTTTATTATGCCCAAAACGTGCTGATGGCATTAAAAGCATGTATGGAAATTACAGCCGACGGGCTATAAATGGGGGCAATTACATATGACTGAAAAATTGAAATTAAATTTACAGCACTTTGCTGATGACCAAACAGACATCAACCAACAACAGCAACAGCAGCAAACTGATGGCAGCGAGGGGCAACAGCAAGGAGATAATCAGCAACAACAAGACGGCGACTCTAAAGGCGACGGCGAAAAAACATTCACTCAAGAAGAGGTTGACCAAATTCTTAAAGACCGTTTAGCACGTGAGAAGAAAAGCAAAGAGGACGCAGTCAAAGAGGCTGAGAAGTTAGCCAAGATGAGTAAAGACCAAAAAGCTGAATACGAGCACAAACAATTGCAGGAAGAGCTAAACGCTTATAAAGCAAAAGAGGCTCGTAATGAAATGAAACAAACAGCTAAAGGTATGCTCAAAGAAAAAGACATCAGCGCAGATGACGAACTGCTTGAAATGGTTACAGCAGAAACAGCTGACCAAACAAGCGAGAACGTTAAGGCTTTTACTGATGTTCTTAACAAAATGGTTAAGGAACAAGTTCAAGCTAAGCTGACGCAAAGCACGCCTAAGAACTATCAGGCTCAAGGCACAATGACACGTGAGCAAATCATGAGTATTTCAGATGACTCACAAAGACAGTTAGCTATTGCTAACAACAGACATTTATTTGATTAAACTATCGGAGGTATTTCAGTATGAATAAAAAACACACTCAAGGTAAATTGAAATTAAATTTACAACACTTTGCAGAACCTAACTTAATTGACGTAGAGGCTTTAGGCGAGGCTAAGTCAATTGATTTTGCGAATAAATTAGGCGAACGCTTAAACAAATTATTCCAAGCATTAAGTATTACGAATAAAATTCCTATGAACGTAGGCTCAGCATTAAAACAGTATCGTTTTAACGTAATTGAGTCAGAGGCTCCAGACGGCGACGTTGCTGAGGGCGAAGTTATCCCATTAACTAAAGTTGAGCGTGAGCTTGTGAACATCACAGAGTTACAGTTCCGTAAGTATCGTAAATCTACATCAGCTGAGGCTATTCAGTCACATGGCTATGATTTAGCAATCAACCGTACAGATGATGAGTTGCTACGTTATGTACAGAAGAAATTCAGAACTGACTTCTTTAACACAATTGAGGACGCAGTGAACAGCTCTGACCGTACTAACACAGTAGAGTTATCAGGTAAGAACTTGCAAGGCGCGTTATCTCGTGGCCGTGCTAACTTATCAGTATTACTTGATGACGAAATTACGCCAATCGCATTAGTGAACCCTAATGATGTAGCTGGTCACTTAGCAGACGGTTTCATCAACTCAAACGGTTCTCAATTCGGATTAAACTTATTGACACCATATGTAGGTGTGCAAGTAATAGAGTTCGCAGACGTACCACAAGGCACTGTATACATGACTACGGCTGAAAACTTAAACGTTGCGTATGCAAACCCTAAAGGCGAAATGGGCAGAGCTTTCAACTTTGCAACTGACCAAACAGGCTTTGTAGGTGTCATTCATGACATTCAAGCTCAACGTTTAACAGCTGATACGATTTACGCGTCAGCTATTTCAATGTTCCCTGAAAACATCGACGCAGTTATCGCTGTAGACATTTCAAGCGAACAAGCTGACGGTGGTTCTACAGATGATGGCTCTACAGACCAACCAGCAGAAACAGTCTAATATACAGGAGGCTACTAAGATATGAAAGTTCAATATAAAGTAGTCCGACCGTTCATTGATAAAGATACTAAAAAGCGTTATGCAATCGGGGACATTTACGAGTGTTCCCTTGAACGCTTTAAAGAGTTGTTTTTTAAAGACAATGCTCACAATGAGCAATACATATCAGTAGACGTGACGGACAACGCAAAGAAAGCTGATTTGTTAAAAGTAGCTGAGGCACATAATATTAAAGTCTCAGACGACAATACAAAGGCTGAAATCTTAAAAGCATTGGAGGGGTAGTAATTGGCATACCTTGAAGATGTAAAGCTCCTTATAGGTTTAAATGATGACAAGCAAGATAAGCAATTAAGCAAAATCATAGATGTCACGGAAAGACGTTTAATCTCTATGCTCCCAAAAGATGTTAAGGCTGTGCCTGATACGCTTAAATGGATTGTTGAAGAGGTTGCAGTCAAACGTTATAACCGTATCGGTGCTGAGGGAATGAGTTCAGAAAGTGTTGACGGGCGCTCATCTAAATATCAAGAGAATGATTTCGACGAGTACCTATCAATCATTGAGGACGAGTTCCCTGCTATTTCCAGCACGAAAGGAAGTATCAAGTTCTATTGAGATACGAAAATAGAGTAACCCTTGTAAAAGAGGGACAGAGAAGATACGACCCTGACGCTGGTAAATATGTAAGCACTGAGTCAAACATTTATGATAGCTTACCTTGCAATTTGTCCCCTTTATCGCCTGAGCGCACAGCTATTGAGTTCGGCGAAGTAACTCGAGATATAAACATAATCAGAAGAAACAATCGTGTTGACAAGCCTGTAACACACGCATACATAGACGGTTCTAAATATACAGTTATCAGGCCAGTTAAATACAGACGCGACACAGTATTTTATGTAGAAGAGGTCGATTGATGAAAGTCAAAGGCG